CTACCCTTACCGTGTACTGGATCATCTGCTAATTTATATGTTCCAGGAGCAGTCCCTAGTTTAGATTCGGTTTGAGCTGTTTCAGATAAAAGTTCTCTTAAATTTGGAGCAGCACCAATAGTTGCAGCTACCCTATTAATAATATCTTCAGGACTAGAAGTCTCTGTTTGTTCATTTACAGACTCTTCAGGTCTAGCTAACATTGAAGGTGCTTTAGTAGACTCTAAAGTCTCTGCAACTACATCAGCTTCACCCCCAAGCATTTTTTCTTCTCTTGCTCCAAGATCTCCATAAGATTGTTGTAAGAAAGAAATAACTTCTTGCTTATCTTGCAAACCCGG